CCCAGTGTGACTCCGAAAGAGAACTTATAACCATTTCCTATCATCTTATTTACTATCGCGTTTGTGGGGTACTGAATGAAGTAATTTTACTAATTAGTATAGTTGTTATTGGATCTCATTTTTTGTCGGTTTCGCAATTTTTTAAAATTTTTTAGTAGAAACGTGTTATTCGATTCGCTTCTATCTCTTTATCTCCTTAACACCCACCATTATTTATTCTTCCTTAGCAACCTTCAATAAAATATGACCAGTGTTAATACCTGTTCTCATCATCTTCATATATGGTTAAAGATCGTCTGAACAGTCTCTACGTATCTTACTATGATAAGCCTGTTGGCTCTTCACCTATCTCGTGCTGTGAATATATCTGGCAATATGAAAACAAAATCCGTTTGGCATAGAAATCAAATGATAGTCCCTATCTTATTAAATAAGATGGCCTCGATATTACTATATTCTTTATTCCGTAACAAATTAATCATGATCTGCCAAAGTCTGAGTAGCAAGGTGTTGTAAATAAACTTTTATATAGAAAGTTACAAATTAAGCAGGTGACATGTTCAAGTCTCTATGTGTAATTGATTCAACAAACTCTCCCATTCGCGTACGATCTTGATCATAGAAATCAAGAGATTAGTATGATGTGGCCCCAATCATGCCATTATTATCAAACATATGCTCTTGTAAAATAATCTATCTCTTATCGCACTACTTAAAGAATGTTTTACTATTAGTAATGATATGAGGTACTTAATAAACAACCTTCCAACGAAGAATATTAGCAAATTTCGGCCATGGAATACAAGTGGTCCTTTTCCCAACGTGCTAAATACTGTAATACGTGGAGAAGCTACTAGATATTAAATAATCACTATAAGGATCTTTCGTTTACCTCACAGTATTTTTGTTCATGGCAATTTTCTAGACCTTGTTTGACATAGGCTTGCTAAATTACAAAACTGAGCCGGTTTTTGATGCTAAATCACTAGCTACCATGTATTTTAGATTCTTGCTATTTCTACCTCTAGCTGACCACGTGGCAAGGATTTACACATCACGCATTGCATATTAAATGAAATGGGGTAAGTCTTATGACATACGCCAACTCCAACTATCTGGTTTCTTGAGTTTACCAAATTCAACATCAAATTTGGCAAGACCCATTTTCACACCTGAAACCGGATTGGATGGCTACATATCTACGAACATTGGAACTTTCTAATCAAAATCTCTAAATAATGCTACCTCTCGTGTTATGTCCCAGGCATGGAAAATCGGATTGCCTGGTGTCTCAGAGAGTTTTTTGACGAATAGTCTAGTCGCTTCACTTTCAAGATTACCAAAGTGCATGAAGCTGTTCCCTGCATTTATGATCTAAATCGTAATATCTCCATCGCTGTTATTAAAACCACGAACAGCCCCTTAAACATCAATGAAGATTGGTTAACTTCCATTGATAGCAATCTCCCCAGCCGATAAATTCCAACTATTGACCTAAAGTGATTCAATTTACTAATTAATCTTGAAATTGTACTACTATCTTTAGTTAGCATTAATTCCAAATGGCTTGGTCGATGAACCCAATATTTCCTTATAGTTATCTATTTTTTAAGGAGCATAATATTTAAGATCTCCCCCTTGCGTAATCGATTGTGAAATTGCCCATGGTAAAATAACCTCTGCGTGTACTCCATCGAAACCGTAGACACCCCAACCCCTAGAAAAACTGAAATATTCATTTCTCGTTATAGTCCGATTGACAGGAGTAATTTCCGCAACTTAGTCAGCAATCAGGCTACGTGCATAAGCCCAACACCAACCATCAGGCATGACAATTTTTAGACCAAATGAAGTGATCTGAACCCAATCATCATCCCATTCTATAATAGACTTATCACCTTACCACACAATTTAATGTTGATTCGCTCTAAAACTCATGGCATCATCTTGAATCATTTCATTTTATGGATGGTAAGCATAATTCCCCGGATCATTACAGAATTTCTTATATAAATCGACGAAGAATCTGCGCTGAGCTTACTTAGAAGGAAATTACTTATTCATCCCAATACGAAGTTTTCTCCCAAAATCCCTAACTCGATCCCGTATTATGTCACATTAGAGCCTCCTGTGACAAGGAAAAGTGGGAGCAGTCCCTCCAACACCAATAATAGAATGCTTGTTATATTGACTAACATCGACAAAGACATCATCTTATGCTGCATCCAATTTATCAGACATGATCTTATTCATCTACCTTGTATATTGTACAATATTGTGCAAGCCTGACATTGTGCTATTAGCAGCTTTAGCCGCACGTCTAGTTAAATCTATTTTAGAATCGATTGCCTTACTCATGTTAACAATCCTTGA